AATCCGAACCATCCTCCTTTCTTATTTATTTTATTTTTTTTTGTTTTCATATATAATATCGCATAAAATATTAAATGTCTAAATTAACAGTATGTTTATCTGATTTTTTGCGACGAGGTTTCGCTAACCCATCTTTCATGTCTTTCAATTCACTTAAACTGACCGTACTTGTTGCATCTTCCGACGGTTTTGGTTTTAATCCACTCAAAATATCATTAATATCGGTGGGTCCTCTCATATCAGGCCGTTTTTCAGGTTGAGCCCTCTCACGATTTACATAGGTTGTATGTGGTGGGGGTGCACTAGGATGAGACATGTTGGGCATTACGTTGTTCATAAATCCTGTGAATCCTGGATTGGTATTTCCCATGGAATTGACGGCAGCCTGTGTAAACTTTTGCATCAATTCAGGGTTTTGCCGCATAATATCGTCCATACCAGGAAGGGACGACTTGAACATGGTGTTGGTCATGTGAAGCATCATGGCACCGCCACCCAATTGAAAGAGTAATTTTAGCTCGGGTGCCATCGTTGCCTTGGACCTGTATTTTTCGTGCAGTTCTGCAAAAATTTCATCGTAATCGGTAATGTTTTCATTGACTTGTTCTGCCCATCCGTCCAACTTGATGTCAAACGGGTCAAATTTAGAATTCAAAAACTCTAACCCTGTAATGGCCGCCATCAACATTTTGCCCTGAAACTTGACACTGTTCGATTTTTCCTTTTCGGAAATAATGTTTTCATATTCTCCTTTCATTTCATCTAAAGAAGAATCCATGGTATATTTACGGGTAAGCCTACCACCCTTGGATTCAATATCTTCCAACTTTCGCAAAATCTTAAACTTTTCGCGCAACACTTCGGCTGAATTTTCCTTCACAGCAATTTTATCTGGGTCAATGGTGTTGATGGATTTGAACCCATCCCATGATTTGTCCACTTTGATAGGACGTTCATCAAACTGAACACTAGGTCTTGGTGTATCATTCGACAAATCCATTCTTGGAAAATCCATAGGCGTATCTACTGATTTAATTTCAACTTGTGGAGTATTTACTTGTGAAAGTGAGTTTAATTCATTTTCTAATTTATCTAAATCGGTTAATTTAATTTCACCTGTTTCCTTTTTTTTATGGTTCATTAAAAGTTCTACACCGGGTAATGCGGGTGAACTAGATGATAAATCAATCGGGTCAAAATTAAGCTTAATTTCCTCTAAACCATCTAATTTGGGGCCAAGTTGAATTGTTTCCATTATGTTTATATAAGAACAATTAATTTTAAGTAATCCGCATTTATATTGTTTAAATACCAAATAAGTTGTAATAATGTATCTGCCAAATCATCTTTTTTCTTGTGTGTTTCAAACCCTGTTTTCCAATGATTGGCTACAACTAATTTTCGAACACAATCTACACTTATTTTTTTACGTTGGGCATAAGTAGAAGGTCCTTTGTGAAATAATTTTAATTTGTTCACCGACGATACACAGACGACTTCGGCTTGTTTCATAATCCAATATTGCATGACCATCCCTTGCAACATTTTCATACGGTTGGCCAACGGTCCTATTTGATTTTCAATGACGACAATATCCACTTTGGCAACCCGCTCATATTGTTTCACTAATTCTTTTCCTAAATCAATAGCAGAACAGGTTTTAGCAGATTTACGTTTTACTTCTGACAATTTTTTAGTGTGCAATTGGTGTATCATCATTTCTTTTGTTTCACATTGTGTGATACCATGCACTTTACATAACTCGGATAGTTCAGGTTTCGTCAATCCCGACAATGGTGGGATATGTACGGCATGTTTTTTACAGAAAAAAAAAGTGTCTCTAAAAAACAAAGCAGGTTGTTTGCATTGTTTTTTATGAAAATGGGTACATGTAGGTTGTGGACCTAATAAATCCAACACGTCCCAATCGATAATTTGAAATGTATCCGTTATAGAGGCAAGACAATGCGCTAAATGAGTAATTCCAATATCAATGGATAATACCAACATAACTAGTATTACGAATATGTATTTATGTTATCTTACACGTTTATATAATTCAAACACGGTTAGCGCAGCAAGAATTTGTACAAGTACGTAAGGAACGAGTAAGGTTGGGCTTTGTTTTCCAGCAAGTGTCATTAACACCGTAACAGCCGGATTGAAATTTCCGCCTGAAATAGGAAGACCTAAATAAACCGAAAATGCTAACGCGGCACCAATAGCAAGAGGGTTTTCAGTAACAATAATGACATATAAGAAAAAAACAGTTCCTACATATTCAATCAATAGTTCTTGCATACATACTGCATATATTATAATTTTACAACTTTATCTTTCGTTATTTTGACTAAATGAGGATTGGGAACATCTAGTTTGGGTGGAGGAGTTTTCAACTCTTTTAGAATATCAGTGTATGATTTCTTCGGCATTGTATACAATATATAATTATAGTTTTTATTTCAAATTTAAATTAACATGCTGTTGGGATATTTGTAATTCCGTCCCATGTAATATTGCATCCTTTAGCCCAGGATTGTTTTTGACAAATAGAAAATTTACTAAAATCCATTTCTCTATTACACATGTCCCCACCCTTTCCTAAATTTTTTACATTGTAACATTTGGAAGTTGGACAAGTGGACCCTGTATCGTCAGATTTAGGTGTTTTATTATCTGGGCAACAACCATAGGTGGTTCCACTACATGTACTCACCGAATTATTTGAACTATCTATATCATAATACGAATTATACCAATAATCCGGACAACTGTCTACGATGGGTGGGTAAGACCCTGAATTATGTGTTTTTAGGACAATAGCTGTAATAGTTAATGCTACTAATAAACAAAATAAGGTAGTTACAAAAACATAATTTTGAAAAGTATTCATTTAATAATTCTATATATTTTATTTTATAATTATATGAAAGCAAATGGCCGAGTTGATATTTTAAATGTACCGAATCATTTATCTTTATATGATACTCCTAAAGTTTATACTTCTTCATTTCAAGATGCATTACATGGAATATGGTTAGAAACGCCATTATCTAAAGCTTTTTTTTCAGTTCAAAATCAACAAATTATTCAAAATGGTATACGCGCAGGTGTATATAAATTATCTGGTGACAAATTTATTATTTCAGAACAATCGGATTCAGAAGTTAAAATAGCCATGCGCACTATGTATCTTAACCATTGTGAAAATAGAATTGGAAATATTAAGGAACAAATTCAAGAATTGAACCAATACGTTCTTGATTATTGTGTTCCACGTATTTACAGTGAAGCAAAAGGATATCTGCAATATTTAAAAGATGCGAGCACTCTTGTAGTTCCTATGGCAAGACCGGTTCATGTTTCAACGGATAAAACGCTTGAAATGAAACCGTGGTTTTAATATTTAATCATTATATTGTTCTTTTTGAATTCTGGCTTTTCAAATGTTTTAAGATATTTCTCGTCAAAGGGTTCTTTATAATCAGGTTCACAATTATTTACGCAATATCCCATGACATGATTTTCTGAATATGCTTTATTGTAATTGAAAAAATGTGTATTTAACGTTATCCAATCTTCTGGTGCAGTGTAATATTCAGGTATTTTATTCGGCAATGTTTGTACATGGGTTGCCGTAGTCCACCAAAAATTACCTGAATAATGATTATTTTTTTTTGAGACATTACATCCATATGTATCATACTTTTGCAATACATCTACTGCTTTTTTCCATAATTGAATATTCCAATACAACATGTCTTTTATCCATTTCATTACCGTTGGTTCACTTCCTGTACCAAAATGCCGTATTCCTTTTGTATGCAAATAGAAATACAATGTTTTGGGAGGGTCTAGAAAACTGTGCTGTTTCATATGAAGTAAAGTAGGTCTTTCATAATTTTTGCTTTTTCCTATGTAAATTATGTTTAGTTTAGGGTCTTCAAAACGTTTATCTTCTATTAATATACCTTCATCATTTACAATACCAACGCGAATTTCTTTGACCTTATCGTACAATCCATATTTTTTAATTGCATCCATCAATATATCATAAGATTTCTTCCAATTTCCTTTTTGACAAACATGTATATATCCAATAATTGTATTTGGTATATTTTTTCTTGATTTATTATTTCTTGTTTTCTGTTTTTTGGTATTCATACTTTTTATTTATATTTTATTTATACACATCATTTTAAAAGGATATAAAATAACATGAAGAATATACATATGATTCTTATATTTGGCTCCAATGGATGGATTGGCTCTAAAGTTGTACAATTATTGGAAGAAAAAAACATACCTATACTAAAAGCAACCAGTCGTGCAGATGATAGTATCAGCATCCGTAAAGAAATTAACGAAAGTTCAACGCCAATTACACACATCATGAGTTTTATTGGTAGAACGCATGGTGTCTACGAAAATGAAAAAATAACCACGATTGATTATCTAGAAAAGCCTGGAAAATTAGTAGATAATATTCGAGATAATTTGTATGCACCCATTTCATTAGCACTGCTATGTAAAGAATTGAACATTCATTTTACCTATTTAGGGACAGGATGTATATTCGAATACGATGAAACGCACCCGTATGGATGTGAAGATACTGGATTTCAAGAAGCATCCCTCCCTAATTTCGTGGGGTCGTCGTATTCCATTGTCAAGGGATTTACCGACCAGCTCATGCACCAGCTCCCTATATTAAATGTTCGTATTCGTATGCCGATTACACATGAATACAATGAACGTAATTTTATTACTAAAATTACCAATTACAAAAAAATATGTTCCATTCCAAATTCGATGACGGTGTTAAATGAACTGTTGCCTCTAATGATTGAATTATCTTTGCGTAAAGAAGTGGGAACGATTAATTTAACCAATCCTGGGGTAATTACACATAATGAAATTTTAGACATGTACAAAGAAATAGTAGACCCTGAATTTACATGGGAAAACTTTACACAAGAAGAACAAAATACAATCTTGTTGTCGAAACGGTCCAACAATTGTTTAGATACTCATGTCCTGCAAACGTTTTTCCCACAAGTAAAATCAATCCGTGATTCAGTTCGTGACATTTTGATACAAATGAAATCATCGTGAATATTTACCGGTTTTGAAAAAAGAATCAAGGACAAATAAAACAAATACGCCTAAAAATACATAGAGTATCAATTCTTCTGTAACTTGTCCTGTTTTTTCATCTTTTTGTTCTTCTAACAAATAAATCATGTAATTTAATTTTTCGAGTAATTGTGATTCTTTAGTTTGTTCAAGAGGTTTATCGTAGACTGGATATTCTGATTCTTCATATAGAGGTTGATAAAATGGTTCTTTTTCCATTTTTTCAGTTTTTTCTTTATCCTTTTTTTCTTTATCCTTTTTTTCTTTTAATTTTTCAATGCCTTTTTTAGGCATATAATCTTGCAACTCAGTATCATCATCTTGGGGTTCTAATTGTCGATTGTTCAATAATTTAGGACGAATTTTATGTTTTATTGTATTCAAGGGTGTTTCTTCATTAAGAAATGGTGAAGACCAATTCATTAACATTGTATATTATTTTAATAGATTAAAATAATAACTAAATACTGAATTAAGGAATATAAAAAAATAAAGTAATTATATGATTCTAGACATTTTTATTAGCGTTGTATTGTTAATTTTTATTGTTTTTCCAAAATTACTAAAATCCATGAATACACCTGTTGGTAAACTTATATCCTTAGTTGTCATTTATTTAATTGTAAAACAAAATAGTATTTTAGGACTTGTTGCAGGAGCTATTTTCATGATTGAAATTTTCAAACCTAAACCGTTTCTTTTACCTAAACGTACTACAAACCCTTCTTTGTTACCTATTGATGAAACCATACGACCTAAAAATTCAAAGACTATATATGCATCTAGAAACCAGATAGCTCCATCTACGGAAGAAATATCAGGGTCTATCCCCGGTCCAGTTGCAAATAATAGCATCGGGTCTTATACACAAATTAATCTATAAAGAATATATGATTTTATTTCTTTTTGTAATTGTGTTGGCAATATTACTAGGAATGCAATATAGGAAAGAACCGTTTCGTACTAAAAAAACATCTATATATGATTCTTTTATGAATGCATCTCCTATGAATATCCTAGATGGTATTCACGCCAGTATTCATCCTTATATTCCTTACAAAAAACATTACTTTAAGTTCAAAAGGTATTTACGGTATCGATAATAATCTAATGAATGTATATGAAAAAATCATGGAATGTAGTTCAAGAAAATTTAAATTTTTTAAATAATTCTAAAATATTTACAGGTTTAATCATGATATGTTTAAACATTGGGTCTAAATTTATTACCGTAAAACTTTCACCTTCTCAAGAAGAATTTATGAAAAATTATGTTGCACGTGAAATACTTATTTTTGCAGTATGCTGGATGGGTACACGTGATATTTTAATATCTCTTCTGTTGACCCTTGGATTTTTTATAGTTACTGAATTTTTATTCCATGAAGATAGCAAATTATGTGTTGCACCAGGTTATTTGAACAAAATCAAAGATTCGTTAGATACGAATGGTGACGGAGTTATTTCACAAGCTGAAATTGATAATGCTATAAAACTGTTGACTAAAACAAAACAAATTAATACATCCAAAGAAAAAGAACAATTGTTCAAAACCTTTTCAGAAAATAAATATTGATTTCATTTGTAGATGGAATACAACAATAAAAATGAAAGAATCAGAACAAGATATTATATACCGTCATTTGGTTCAACAAATTATCGACCAGTTGCCTATCTGTTCCGATGTACAATCTCACATTATTTCATACATTTCTACTCCTTTTCAACTATGTAAATTATTATCCTACAAATTGATACGATTAGGAAATGTACGAAATCCACCAGCACTTGTACGTAAATCTATTCAAATCGATAAATGTAAAGCCTTGTTAAAATCATTTGATAGCGTGTGGGATTTATTTTCAACCTTTTTAGTCAACATTGAAGATAAAGACATTATCGAATATTGGTACAATAGATGTAAAATTTAATATTTAGCAAATGTATGGAATTAGCAATCCCAATTATAGCAATAGGTGGTTTGTTTGTCATTTCGAATCAAAAAAATAAAAAAAAAGAATCGTTTCAGTTGCGTCCAGCCAACATATCCCTTAAAACAAATAATATTCCTACTCCCCCTAGTTCTACTCTTGAATATACGGATTTAGCAGGAAGAACGATGAACGTAAATGACCAAGATTCAAACATGGTTCCCTATTTTGGAAAAACCAAAAATATTGGAAACACGTTCATGGATAGCGTAAACGTAGAAGCTACCTTAGATACCTATACGGGTGCAGGAAGCAGCCAAATCGCCAAAACAGAAACTGCTCCTTTTTTTAAACCACAAGATAATATACAATATGCATACGGTTCTCCCAATCAATCTAATTTTCTTCAGTCTAGAGTAAACCCCTCGACCAATATGAACAATGTAAAACCATTCCAAGAAATACATGTTGCCCCGGGTATGGGTCACGGGTTTACAGCAGAAGGGTCAGGAGGATTTAACGCGAGTATGGAAGACCAATCCCATTGGTTGCCTAAAACAGTAGACGAACTAAGAGTGCTTACCAACCCTAAAGAAACCTATTCGTTAGCAAGCCATGAAGGCCCTGCAAATAATGTCGTAAAATATCTAGGAACTATAGGAAAAGTAGAAAAACATTTACCTGATAAATATTACGTAAACAGTCCAGCACGATATTTAACCACAACTGGTGTAGAAAAAGGAACCACAGTACGGTCTATTCAACCTGACCCTACCGTTCATAGAACAACAACGACTAAATCCTATGTTGGTGTAGCTAAAAACGCGACTGGAGGAGAAAATCAACCACAACATGGGCTCTACCGTAAAGACCATAGGCAACAATTTGGAGCTGAACATTTTACTCCTGCCCTAACAGCCGTTGAACATAATAATTTAACTTCAGTGGCAAAATCGATGGAATTATTACCTAATAACCGTACGACCAACAAACAAGAATCGTTTAGTATTATGAGAGGGCTTGTGGATGCCATTACTGCACCCATTACCGATATTCTTCGACCTACCCGAAAAGAAGAATTTGGATTGAGTCGTGTTGGAGCATTGGGAACTGCAGTTCCACACAACACTCTCCCTCAAAATGATAAATTAGCATCAAGCATGAAAGAATCTACAACATACAGTCCTTATACCAAAGGTCAACGCGCTTACAAGCCGGTTACCGTGGGTGGTTACCAAGTAACCAACGAACAATCTATTTCAAACCAGAGAGATACTACCACAGATATATATTATTCAGGCGGAGCAAACAGTATATTGCCCGAGCAACGGTCTTACACGGCAGAATACAATTCAACCATTAATTCTAGTCGCAGCAATGAAGATAGAATAGCGATTGGCAACACACAACGGTTTATTCCGATTATCAATCAATCCACCAACTCTACAAAATCGTTGACCCACACTTCTTACAATGGAATGCCAAATTCAATCATAAGTACAGTTCCAACTGCAGACCAATTTGGAACCCGTAATCCTCAATCCTACGAAAATACCGACCGTTTTAATCCATCATTGTTGGACGCATTAAAACAAAATCCTTACAATCATTCGATTACTCGTAACATGTAACTTTATGATAAACGTGAAGGTATTTGAATCAATACAAATTTTTGCTGTTCTCTATCGTAATCCATGATAATTGTTAGTTTAATTATATTCATCGTTTCTAATTGAAACATCAAAAATAAATATTCTATATATTCTTCATCGTAATAGGTGTGTGAAGGTTCTAATATAGATTCTCCATCTTTACTATAAAGTATAACTTTGCAAGAGACGTGATTTAATGTTTTACTAAAATGTATAGATAATTCTTCATTCGGTTGAAGTGGAATATCTATACATTCTTGATGTAAGTTAGAAAAAATATGAGCTTCCATTACTTTCTATCTTTATTTGTTTCTAATTTATATTTCAAGTTTAAATGTTTTAAGTTCGTATATAATTTCAATTGTTCACCTCCATATCAACTGACCACTGGTTTTCGAAGTGTCTTAACTTTAAAGTATTTTAATTCATTTATAGATATAAACATATTGCATGTAATAAGGGTATGAAGTATTCTATATTTGCTATCTTCCTAACATATATTGCATCTCCTAAATTTTGTTTGCATTGTACACATTTTATTCCGAATAATTTGGGGAATGAATTTGGTACATGCAATTTTTTTCCATTTAGAACAGATAGTTCTTTTTTAGTTACTGGAGAGAAAAAAGAAAAAGAAATTAAGTATGAATATTGTTCTACTGCAAGAAATTATGACCACATGTGTGGCCATTATGCAAAACACTATTTTCCCAAAAATTCAGATATAGAATTAACCGGGGGTAATGGTGGCGGTGGATGGGATAATGACTATACTGGATTAAGCTTGTTTGAAAAAGTGAAAATATAAACTCAGTATACAGAAGAATTTGAAACATGTCCAATTGTAGGAATAGTAAACCTTGCTAGGTCTACAAAATAGTCTTCAATTGTTCTATTTTTTCAGGGGACAATTGTGGAAACACAATATTAAACATGATAATGAATTGACCTATGTTTTTATCGCGTTTCATACCACCATTTGCGACTACTTTTTTGTATTGAGGCGTAATAATAAAATCATTATTCACAATTTTAAAATTCTTATCCTGCAAATATTCAATTTCTATCGTAAATCCACACAAGGCTTCTTTCAACGAAATAGTTTGAGTATAATACAAATCGAGACCTTTACGTTCTAATTTTGTATTGTTTTTAACCGTAACTACTATTTTTATATCTCCTGCCGTTCCATCAATATGGTTACCGCGGTTGGGCAACACGATTGTTTCGTTGTTATCAATACCGTAAGGAACATCCACATAAATTGTTTCTTTTTCCGAATGACGTACTCTATGAAATTCAATTTGACGTTCTACTTCAATAGGAATACAGCATCCTGTGTAAGCTTGGTCTAGTGTAATTTCAATGGATGACAATAGTGGTGGCGGTTTTTGCATAGGAAATGGAAATGGGAATTGCATTTCTTTGGCTCCAAACATTTGAACGTCCGGATTTCCAAAAATAACGTCAAACAAATTCATGGAAGGATTCAATGTTTGGTCGTAAGCACGTCGGTTATTGTCATCCGATAAATGTTCATAGGCTTCCGATATTTTTTTAAACATTTCTTCATTTCCATTTGCTCTGTCTGGGTGGTGTTCAAGTGACAATTTTCTGTATTGTTTCTTAATTTGTTCCGATGATGCATTTTTCGGAAGTTGTAATACATCATAATAGGTTGACATATACTAACATAGTACTAATGTTTAAATCATCATTCATTCTAATTATAAAAAATGAAAGAGTTTGTTAATGTTGAAACGTAAAAAAAACAATGTTTTATCTACATCATTTGAACACAGACCGTGTTGTTACCCATTCAATTATCGTTCGTGTTTTGTAATTCGAGTTCTCTGTATTCTTGAGCAAGACCACATGTATAGCAACAGGTCGACGCTAAACAACAGGTAGCATCGTATTGTATTTCCTTTTTTATTTGAATTTCTTTTCGAAGTGAATAGTGCAGTAAACACAAACAAGTGTACATCATGGTGGTAGTGAAAAATATAATGGTATCAAGTTGTCTGTATTCCTTTGGAAGAATACAGGATTGTTCATCATAGGTGCAAAGATTTGCATCGGTATGAAAGACACATTTGGTTGCAACGGAATTCACCATCATGTAATAATCTGCGCATTCGGTTTCTTCTAATTGTAAACAATAATGTATTTCTTCAGAAGGACAACTGTTATTATAAACGTAATAATTCAACGAATACAAACATTGGATAGTATACCATAAAATGGCATAGACAGCACAATGTTTTGCATAATTTCCTCGTTTCAATTTAGCATAGACATGACAAGGAGCAACATGACTTACAAAACAAGACTCGCAATTGCAATACAACAATGGGGTTTTCCAGTTGATGATTTGCTTATACATACTGTACTAGACTAAAAAAAGATAGATATTTTTCAATTTTTGTTATTTTTTTCGTGTTTTTGCCAATTTTAACGCTTTACTGTTTGAACTACACCCTGATTCCAATATATCGTAATCTACCATAGATGCATTGCCAGCCGTGATAGAACTAGCTAACCTTGCTAAACCCCACGATTGCGGTGTTTGGTTGGGTCTCGAGCCGGATGAATAATAAGCACCTTCTCCTTTTCTTACAATTTTTCTCAGCGCATTTACGGAACATCCCGTTTTTTTTGCTAATTCTTTGTTAGGATATACTGTGTTAACACCATAAATTCGTTTTGCATTGGTAATGTGACTGGATGTTTTGTGTTTGTAGGAAGCAACTGGTTTACGCGTATAGTACTTCTTTTGTTTGTACAATTTTCTAGATTTGGTCAACATGCTTCTTTGTTTTTGTTTATCTTTTTGAGTCAACGAATTAGGTACGTATCGTTTTATAAAAGTAAACATATACTATCATACTATTTAATCTACAGATTTATTTATACGATAGTATAAATAAATTGAAACATTTTATTATCAAATACTCTACAATACAATGGACATCATGAATGACATCTACGACACGAATGAAGATATCATTATCATTCCCTATATTCAAGAATATCAAATCATTTATACCAATACATATTGGTACGACCGTGTTATTCATTATGTGAACAATAATCTTTATTATGACAACAATCAAATCACCAACATTCAGTACTACCGTATGATTGACTTTTTGCGCCAATTTATTTAATCCAAACATTTTGAAAACCATCTAACAAATTAATAAATTTTTTTTCTCTTAATTTATTTTTAATTTTATCATAATTACATTTTTCAGAATAATCTGC